CTACTGCTGACAGGAATTCCGGTGTATTGATTGCTAATTAGTGATTCAGAAGCATTCAATGATGGTACATGATACCCATTGCTATTGTTATTTCTAATTTGTTGATTTATTATACCACGTATGGCTTCGGTGGCTTCGTCGGCATAGTACATAGAAATTTCTGATATCAGTGAATTTTTTATATTCATACTTCTTGCTATATTAGTTTCTCTAGCTGCTTTGAATATTTCGGAAAGATATTGTTGATCTTCGATATCTTTATAAACGTTGGCAGCAGTATCTAAAAATCCGCCAGGACCAAATACACGACGACCACTTGAAACTATTGGACTTGGCCGAGTATCGTAATGCAAATCAGCAAAGCCAAGAGGAGATTCTTGAGTTATAAACCCATCACTGTATAAAACATTTTCGTATTCTATAGTCATTGTATTTTCCATAATACCATCATTACCTTGAGTGTGTGTACCATGTTTAAATGATCGTATGATTGGATTTAGTAATATATATTCACTGAAACGTTTTTGATGTAGACTATATAGACGTATACTGTTAATAAATGGCATATAAGTATCGAAACGTTTTGAAAAACCAAATTTACCATTTATTTGGGGGTGATACTTGTATTCTGAAGTATAAGTAACTGCTTGATGATCACTGTCTCTAAAGTAATATCTGTAATAATCATACCAAAAATTACGCACTACATTGGCGTTGTCGTCATGAAAAGTTATATTGATTGGATCAAACTTGATTTTACTTTGTATTACATTGGGCCTGTTATAGCTGTTATAAGTTTTTGTCTCAATTGTATATTTTGGTAGGTCAATTGATTTTACCATTAGTCCTAATTCAGTTAATGAAATATTATTGACTACCAATTGTGAAGCGAGATTGGGATTTATATCAATGAATAAATGAAATAGAAAAGTATTTTTAGGATTCAACCTAAAATTACTGTCAACAAACAGACGGCTAGCATGAGTAAAATCACTAAGATTATTTTTTTCTAAGATTTGGCTCATTGTTCTATTAGAGACACTTTCAAGTTTGGTAAAAAATTGAGGATATGTATTGAATCCATTTCTAATATTTATCATGCAAAAAGGGACCCCAAGGCCCCTTTTTTGATTTAGATCATAAAGTAGTTTATAGTGTTACGTTCTCGCCAGCGGTTCTTGGAACGAATGTACCAATACCCAATGTACCAGAGGTTTGTAATGCATTGTCAAATCTAAATGTCAACGAAATAGTTACTGGGTCGCTTTGAGCGTAATTTAGTTCTTGATAATTGGCTTCTTTGATATAAGCACCATAGATTTCCCAAGTTTCAAGAATCTGTGCTTCGTGAATACCGTTACCTCCATCTAGCATTTCGCACTTAATGGTAAATTTATAGTCACCACCAGCTGCTGCTGAACTTTGTTCCATGAAATCAAATTGTTTTTGTAACTGTTCTCCCACCAAACGAGTTACATTACCTCTAGCATCATCTCTAATACTACAACTCAAGTCACTCCAGGTATGTTTACCTGCAATTCTTACAGTACTGTTATACACATGAATGTCGGTATCAGCAAAACTTACACTTGGACGATTAAAAGTGACCACTTGTTTGGTCATTTCGATCGTGTCTGCACTGTTGCCAATTCCTATAAAACTAACACGAAAGCGATACTGTAACTTAGGCATTAACAAGCCTTGGTTGGGCGAGCTTTGATTGGTGTTTAAAGGTACTGTGAATCGGCTTAGAGATGCCATTACCATTTTTAATCTCCTAATTGGTTTATAATATTTATCATTTTTTGTCCAAAAAATTCAAGGTCATTAACACTAACTATAATTATGGCAGACACCAAGTGTCTGCCATGCTGTTCTATTAGGTTGTGATAGCTGTGTTATTACCTCCTGCGATCGTACCGGGATTCTTTAAACGAATTGGAATGTAAATAAATTCTACAGCTCGCACTGGCTCAATTGCTACATCAACATAAAGTTCATTACGAGCAATGCGATCACTGGTGTTGTTGGTTTCATCACAAACCACTATGTAATCATATACACCACGCTTGGCTACTAAATCATTTAATATAGATTCTACTGCTGCCTTAATTTGATCACGTGTGATCTTATCATTTGGCTCAAACAAGAACTGATTGGCAATACCAACAAAGATCACTCTCAAGTAATTGGTTAATCTTGCTACATTAATACGATCCATTGCAGTGGTACTTGGTGCCCGAGTCTTTTGACCATAAGCAATAATTCCGGTGCCTGGTATTAATGTGATTGGATTTATACGATTTTCGTATAAAGTATCACGTAGATTGGTATTCAAACTAGATCTTATAAACAAGCCAGTCTGTGAGTCAATGTAACCAATGGCCCTGGCATTGTCAATCAAACCGCGACGTGTTCCGGCTGGTGCAAACCATTGATAGCTAACCTGATCGCTGTACATGAATGTACGTAGCATCATGTGACTTGGTGGCACAGCAATTTCGTTGCCATTCAAATCATTGCTCAATCCCATGGGATAATACACTGCTAGGTACTCTGAATTATTGGTTAATACATTGTTGCTGTAATCAATGATATCTGCACTGGTAGCTCTCAATGAGAACGGTGTATCTCCAATAATAAACCCGGTGCTTGCACGATCTTTATTTAATTTAATCATATTTTCAATTAACTCCGGATATCCAGGAGTTGCCAAGATGTTATAGTTATAAACATCCTCACGCAAATATGTGTTTCCATCCACAGTGGCTTTTAATGCTTCAACAATTTCATTACGCTGTGCACCAGTGCCCATAAATGGGCGCCCTGTTGCATCATAAGAAACATTGCTGACCCAGGTGTTTCTTTGATTTGGCAACACGATAGGACTTGGATACACCACGTCATTGAAATAGTTGTTAACAAATTTTTTAACTATATAACCACTGCGACGTGTATTAAACAGCAAGGTTCCATGGGGATATAATCTAGGATCCGGGCAGTCTAGGTCTACGTAATCGCTCGTTAACATTCCAACAGTATCAGGTAAAATTCCCTGGGCAGGATCTATAATACCCCCGTCGTCCCAACGAGCGTCTGCAAACAAGATCCCGTTTTGACTTATACGATCGGTTATATCAATTTTGATCCATGAGCTATTAGATTTATTATAACGATATAACTTTGGATAGTTTACAAGGTCACTGGTATCTAACCATAAATCACCGTCCGCTAATGCTGTGCCACCTACTTGTAACTTAGGTTCACTACTACTAACAATAACGCCAGTTTGATTGGTTAGTAATAAATTGTAACCTCGTGCATCGGAGACAACATTTCTATAACCTCTCCAGGCTGGTCGACCTATAAAATTATAATCGTTGATCATGATGTCTACCGCAGTAGGATCATCATAGTACCATAAGGTGCCATCTTGAGGTTTAGGAACTGGTTCAAATCTTGAATATGTGTATGGCACTGCTATGAAATTACTTAATATTACAGACGCCGTAGAAGAAAAACCTATTAAATCCGGTGTTACACCAATGGTACCAGGAAAATTTGGTCCTGGATTTTTAAATCCAGCCCGATCAATGGCTGTTGTTGCTCCACCTAGGCCGTTAAGACCAGGAGTCAACTCAATAATACCACCAGTTTTATGTATCAAGCTGATTGCACCATTGCTTTCGATCTGTGCAGAAACATTGGGAACATTGGCCGCAAGAATAGAAGCTACAAATGATGCGGCATTTGTCCCACCAACTGTCAGAACCGTACTAGTTACAAATGTGGACGAACCGGGTTGGCTTGCTCGAATAGTAAATCGGTCGGTTGAATCAAAATTGTGACTAGTAGTGGTTCCAGTAACCACTGTACGTCCTTTCACACGCTGTGTAAAAATTTTAAAACCTGCACCTTGTAGGAATTCAGGTTCAATCGCTCTCACAAATACTTGTCCGGGTGTTATATTCATTCCTCCGCCCACAGGATCAAGGGCAAATATAGCTTCTGCACCATCTTTATAAACAGGTGTGCTGATATTATTCCATTTTTGTGTAGTAGAGCTATAACGTTTATAAATAAAATTAGCTCCGCCGCCTTCTGCACTGGTCTTTAACCAAACGCTGCCGTTGGGTCTCGGTTTAGGACTGCCTTTTCCAAAATTTGGAACACTGGCAAAATTACCTATGTGCAACAAAGGTCTATAAAACTTTACAGTATTTGATTGCCAATAATTCAATGTGCTATCCCAGTTCCAGGTTACATCAAAACTGGAAGTAGAAGTAGTTATAGTATTACCAGTAGTCGCCGTCGGTGGGCTTGATGGCGAATTGGGGAAAATGCCAATCGTACTCAACAAATTTGTTTGACCATCTTTGAGAGTTAAATCTCCAGACAGTGCAATAAATTCAAATCTATCCATGGCATCAACACTAGTTACGACATTTGTAACATTTGCAACAAGGAACTCATTGTTTATATTGGCCGACAAATTACCAAGTGAAGTAAAAGAAGTGCTTATTGTTATAGTAGAACCGTTAACTTCTATGTCTCCGAGAGTACTTGTTGAACCAGAAGAAATGCCCGAGCTGATTGATGTTTTCGTACCTACTACTGTAGGTATGTCATTGGCCCAACTTGGAGTTCCCAGTGAAGCCCATTGATTATCGCGCTTCTTTTTCCACAGCATTTTTTTGTCTGAACCAAACACAATAGCATAATCGCCCTTGTTACCAATGGCCGGCACTGGCTGAGGTGGATTAGTATTGGGTACTACAAGATTCGCACCACTGGGACTATTGGTATCAATTGCAATTGGTATTTTTTCATCAAATGGAATATTTGGAACAGAGATACTATTATTGAATTCAAAAATACCAAATTTGGTTAGACCAGTATCTAACCAATTAGTTCCATTTGGCGTTTCCCCACTTGGACGAACTGTAGTTCCTACTAGATCGTTTAGATCAATGTCAGCACGTACTACCCATGCACGATTACCAAGTCCCAACGCACTATATGCTGCCATTAGACCATATTCATTTAATTCATCGCCGTGTAACGGAGTGTCTGCTGCGCTGCGTTTAAACACAGGAACACCAAAAGTAGCAGCTAATTCACGCTGGCTACTGATACCGTATATCGTACCAACGTTAACCTTGGTAGTTCCTGGTGCAATAACACCATTGATGGTTTTATTTTCGGCTGTAGCGATAACCACCAATGGTATTGTGGCCAATGCTGATGGTAAATATTGAGTTTCGTCAATGATGGTAATTTCTAATCCAGGCGATATTAGAGCCATGATTTGTTCCTTTTATAAATAGGTGTTAAATAACCGTTAAAATTATTTATTGTACAAGTACAAAAATAGACCGGTTAGCCGGTTCTTTAACGGTCCTTTAAAATAAATATGGTTATGAATAGATTAACCTGCCCTAAGTGTCTTAAACACCCAGTGGCCATTAATTATTATCGAAAAGGCACAGTACATTATCGTACCTTGTGTACACCTTGCTTGCACAAAAAGAAAAAATATACTGTGCCGAGCTGGTTGAAATCTGGTTACAAAAAAGCAAATAAATGCGATCGCTGTGGATTCAAGTTTAAACTATCCGAGCAAGGACATGTTTATTATATTGACGGAAACATCAATAATAATAACTGGGTCAATTTAAAAACTATCTGCCTTAATTGCCAAGCAGAAGTAGTTAAATCATACTGGCGTCCCGGTGATCTTCAACCAGATTTTTAATTTGACTATATAATTGATCTACTGTGCCATTGTTGTCAATTACTTGATCAAAGTTTGTTCCCAACCAGGACCATTCGCTGGGATGAATATTAGGATAACATGATGCCATATCACGTTGTTGATCAGACATAATCCACCGATCATCTTCGTGAGTAGAAACAGTTTGTAGCGCACAGGATAACCATTCCGGTGGAGAGCCGCGTTCCACGCAGATTATTTTACCGCCTACACCACGTATAGCATCGATTTCGTTGGGAAAACGCACATCAGGAATAACAATGTTATCTGTACTTTGACGTATTTGGTTTTCTAAACTGGCCACCCAAATATCGTTATGAAATCCATGGCGACAAAGATTGGTACCCCAGTACTGTAAAATCCAGCGCGGTGTAAGATTGGGTATCTCCAATCGTCTAGCCCACCACGTGTCTACTTGTTCGCGCCAGGCGCGACTAGCAGCAGTGCGCCCTTCCAACATAAGTCTATCCCATCCAAACACACAGGCCACAGCATCTTTAAGAGTATTAGCAAAACTTTCTCTACGAAAACCGTAATAGTTAACTAGATAATCTGCTACAGTGTCTTTACCTGAGCCAATAAAACCAGATATACCAATAATCTTAATCATTAATCAAGTTTATAAACAATTTATAATGATGTCAAGCTAGATATCGTACTTATTTGATCATTTTATACTAACAGAGCCAAAATATTATTTTGGCCATTATCCTATAACCCACGTTAATGGCATGCTGCCGTCTACATATGTTTTTAAATCTTCTTCTAATTTCTGAATTTCTTCGCGTGATTCCGTTATTAACGCAGTGCCATTTAGTTGCATACCGCCTTGTGGGCCCGCTAATTGAGCAAATTTACTACGTGCTTCACCTAATATACCTTTAGCAAAAGCATATGCATATTCCTGTATCCATGGACTAATCATATGATCATTTAACAACATGCTGTTTGGTTTATAATTATAAGTATGTAGCAATACTATTTCCGCAGGATCGTCTGTGATAGAACTATAAACCTCGGTACGGCGTAAATCAAACAGCGTTACAGATGTGGCCCCTAAGGTTTGATTCGCTACAATCGTAAAAGTGTTAGTGTCTCTATTAGAAGTAGTTATAGTATACAATCCATTATAACCAACAATAGAACAGTTTCTAATGGTAATGTTGTCCCCGACACTGACCGCCCAATCATCATATGTTATTAAAGTAATTACGCTGCCTACTGCGGTACCCGAACTAGACAATGAACTTAATCTAATAAAACGTTTATTTGTTTCAGTAATTTTACGTACCAAGGTTAGTTTGCGTGTGGCAGGATTCCAAGTAAAATTAATATGCCCACCAAACATTTTCATAGCCTGTTCTTGATAATGAACAAACATTTCATAGTTGAGTAATCCACCAACACGACCGGCCACTAACATATAGGTATTCAAGTATCCACTGGCAAATGGCTCAAACTGACTAGCTGTATTGCCTGTCATTGATCCTATACCACGTCTGAACACTTGACGCACCTGCACAATTTCTCTGGGCAAGATGTATTCTTGTGTTTCTGACAATAGTTCCAAGAAACAATAGCTTTCTTCTACACTGTTATTGGCGCGTTGACGATATTTGTTTAAAGCATTATGAATTGCTAGATCATAGTGTTCTTTGTCCAATTCAACATCTACTAGACCGTCACCTAAACGCAATCTAATATAATCAACGATGTAATTGTACCTATCTGTATAAGTACTATCCAATTGACTTTCTTCAAATTGAATAGGTCCGGGACCACCTAGATTCTGAGTCGCGATGCTACCTCTTGCATTCAATCCGGATTTAATACTGGGCATTGGTATTGGTCCTATAGTAATGTATTTACCGCAGGACCAATAACTTTAAATGACTCGCAGTAACAGAGTTTCCTCGTTGATACGACCGTTCAACTTAATTTCCACTGCCTTGATATTTTTGAGCCAAGTTCTCAATGCTATCTTACCGGCTTGCATAAAATCTTTTAACTGCTCGGCGGGTTTACGAAGTGTTTTTGCTATACTTTTAGCTTGGTCAAACCCTACTATGCTGGTACCTTTAATACCAAGTTGTCCTAAATGTTCTGCAACATAACGACCCAGTTTTCGAGTTTTGCTGTTATATACCCAGAGCTCCTGAGATCCAATGGTATCTATAGGATTTACACTTACTAACTTAAGAGTTTTATCATCTTTGGCATAACGTAATTTATTTACCAGTTTTTCTTTACTGGGTGCCTTACGCACACGAGCCTTTTTAACTGCTCGTTTTATACCCCGGTATTCTTCTATACCGACTAACAAGTCTGCAATGAATTTACCTATATGTTGATAATCAGAACGACGATAATGACTGTAACCTTCTACTAACTGCGAATCTTTTTTGTTTTGAGCAGCAGCAAGCTCTATGGCACGAGCCGAAAACATTTGCGATATCTTAGTGAGTTGGCTTTGCGGCACATTGTGAGCAGTCAAAAAATCATACATTTTAAAGCTGACATCTTGTTTTTTAATAACTTGATCATAGATGCCTTCAATTTCGCCAATGATTTCACTGGTTCGTTCTTGTAATCTGTCCTGAATAGTAACCTTACGTTCTACAACCTGTGTGGGTGTCGCGACTTGGGCTTCTTCCAAATTACCAGAATTACGAGCCATGGCCAAACTGTCAGTAACTGATTGGTGCAGGTACTTGATATGCTTTTCTAGCAAAGGCATACCTGCTTTATGTGCCATAATCAAGCTACAGGGTGTCATGAGCACATAGCGATCTGATATGCTATTAAACTGTGTTACAACTTTTTGATCAAAACGTCCGTGTCTCCGCAGCCAATCCACTAGATATTTTTTGATTTGTTTAGTATTGTAGTGATAATTATAGTAGGAAAAACTGCGACGCAGATGATGATCAAAGGTAGCATCGTCAAAATTCAAAGCAAGTTCAGTGTCCCACTGGGGTTCCGGGCCCGTGGCCCGTTCATCAAATTGTTTATTAGTACGAACTGCTTGTTTACTCTCGGATACTTTAATACTTTTAATGTTAGTCATAGATTTCCTAAAATTGTAACATAGCCAAGGTAATGTACTGATCTAGCTGTTGAACAGCTTCATCAAACTTTGTATACAATCCAAGTAATTTTACACTTTCTTTTGTTCGAAGTCTATTATTCACTTGCTCTCGGCGTACTTCTAAACGGATATTGTCGCAGTTCCGCCACATTTTTAATAGATCATGTCTAGCCATGCTATTTGAAATAGTAATAATACGTTGTAGAATATTTTCATGTAGTTGCAAAGTGTCTTCAAACATACTGTATTGTACCCGTTTTTATCTAAATTGTCAACCGGGCAGCCCAAATAAATAATATATACCTTTAAGGAATCTTTCAGTGCCTAGATTGAGTCTTTGGAAAGACGGTACCCGCAGCAACGATTATAAATTTATTGACCGTAGAGTATCCGAAATGTTTACCATTTCGGGTACAGGAGTACTGTTACACAAATATCTTGGGCCCATTTTTCAAGGTAATACCGGTGATGTTACTCAACCAAACTATGTAAATCAGTCTGAGCGTAACATTCAAGATTTATTGTTTTTAGAAAATCGTGACCGTATCTATGACACCAGTGTTTATAAACTAAGAGGTCATTATCAAGTCAGTGACAGTGCTTTTGACCTAACTCAATTTGGTCTTTTCTTACAAACTGGCACATTGTTTATTACTTTTCATATCAACGACATGGTGGCAATATTAGGACGTAGAATCATGAATGGTGATGTAGTTGAATTAGAACATTTAATTGACTACGACACTTTGAATCCAGATCTACCTACAGCACTCAAAAGATTCTTTGTAGTATCAGACTGCATTCGTAGTGCTGAAGGATATAGCTCAACATGGTGGCCACACCTATGGCGTTGCAAAATTAACCCATTGGTGGATAGTCAAGAATACAAAGACATTTTAGGAAAGCTCGTAGTTCGACAAAATTATGATGGCACAGAATCTGTTGATACAGATAGTCTACGTGACTTAATCAGTACCTATGAACGGTATACTGAAATCAGCGACACCATTGTGGAACAAGCCGAGGTTGACCTACCTAAAAGTGGCTACAACGCCGACAATATTTATACCTACGATCGAGACAACCCCCGAAATCCAACTTTCAAAGTTTCAGGCTATCTAACAGGTTCAGGATTGCCCCCCAATGGCTTACCTGCTTCGAGTGGCATAGTATTTCCCAATGATCCCGACGAAGGCGATTACTGTCTACGCACCGACTATATGCCCAACAGATTATTTAGATTCAATGGTTCGCGATGGGTGAAAATTGAAGATGCTGTTCGTACAAATATCACAAACAACGATACTACCAATGAGACTCTGCGTAATAGTTTTATTACCAACAGTGCTACATTCACTGATGTTAACAGAAAAGTTCAACCACAAAAACAAAACCTAAACAACATACTTAAACCCAAGGCAGATCAATGAGTTCATTTTTTTATTCAGGTCAGATAAGACGTTTTCTAACACAATTTATAAGATTAGTTAGCAATTTTGAAGTCCTATTAGGTAAAAACCGTAATGGAATAAATTCACTGCTGCGTGTACCTGTATATTATGGCGATAGTTCTAGAAACGTGGCTAGCATATTGAATCTTAACAGTGAAAATACCATGCCCGGTGTGCCTGCTATGACAGTCAATATTGGGTCAATTAAATATGATCGAAGCCGTGTTCAAGAACCTTATCATGTCAGCAAGATAAACATTCGTCAGCGTGCCTACAATTCTATTACAGGAGACTATACTAATCAACAGGGAAACATGCTTACTGTTGAAAGACTGATGCCAGTGCCTTATATGTTAACACTAAAGTTAGATATATGGACCAGTAATACTGAACAAAAATTACAACTATTTGAACAAATAAGTGTGTTATTCAATCCCAGTCTGGAAATACAAAGTTCTGACAGCTATGTAGACTGGACAAGTTTAAGTTACATTACCTTGATTGATATAGCTTGGACCAGCAGAAGTGTTCCCATGGGTGCCGAAGATGTCATTGATGTAATGACCTATACTTTTGAACTACCAATTTGGATAAGTGCTCCTGCCAAGGTCAAGCGCATGGGTGTTATCCAAAAGATTATCAGCAGTATTTATGATCCTGTAGATGGTATTACACCCGGGGACGACACATTTGATATACAGGCCAGTATACTTACTTCTAGAAGAATATTTACTCCAATTGATTTAAACGTGGTGTACCTTGGTAACACTCTTAAATTATTTGTTAGTGACAATCAAATTCAGTTTAACGATCAGTCTGACCCGCCGTATACCGTTGGCGATTGGTATGTGGCTATTCAAGGTTTTGGTGAACTAGCGAATCTGCCTAATTCCGGTAATGTTTTAGTTAACGGTATTAGTCAGGTCAGATTAGACAATGACAGCGGTTCGGTAGTTGGCACTGTGGCTTATCATCCCACTGATACCAGCTTGCTGATTTTTAACGCAGATGTAGACACACTGCCAGTGAATACATTGGCACCAGTCAACGGAATCATTGATCCATTCAATATAAAAATTACCCCAATATTGCTGAATCCCATTGTTGACACAAGATACTTATTGTTAAATCCAATTGGCGATCCCAAAAATGACGACGGAAATCGTGGTACCATTGATGGACCTGCGCTTTGGAACCGAGTGGGTCAACCGGATTTAGTGGCCAATGCTTATGATATTATTCAATGGAATGGTAGTAGATGGCTAGTGGCATTTGACAGTTTGTCTACAATCAGTGTAGAATACGTCACTAATTTAAAAACCGGAATTCAATATAAATGGAAAAATCAACAATGGAACAAAAGTGTAGAGGGTCTATACGGAATAGGAGCCTGGAGTTTCGTTCCTTGACACAAGGCGTAGGAGCTCTGATCTACGCTAAATCCACAGGTAGGTATTTGTTTTTAATGCGTAATGGCAGTTCTTGGAGACTAACCTGGGCATTACCTGGAGGTAAAGTTGATCCAGGGGAAATTGTAGTAGCAGGGTTAGCTAGAGAAAT